TTCTTTAACTTTTTTCTTGTTTTCTTCATCATCATGCATTGCTTCGTCTTTTTCTTTGTCGTCACCGTGCATTGCAGCCATCACTTTACCATATGAAGCAGCGATATCTGCTTTCTTCATTTTGTTCATGCTGTCATACATTGCTTGGATCATACCTGATTTAGTTTTAGGCATTTCAGCTTCTTTAACTATTTCTTGTTCTGACTCGTCTTCCGCTTCTTCTTTCACTTTTGCCATTGGCTCTGGTGCAGCGGCACCTTTCGTAGGCGCTGAAGAATCTTTTTTCGCTTTTTTTGCGTGATCAGTTGGTGAAGATTTTGCGTCAGGACTAACTACTGCTGGTCCTCCGTCTTGTACTTCGCCATCTGCTTTTACCATAGGTTCTGCTTTACCAGATCCTTTTTTAGGTGCGTCATGCATAGCTTCTTCAACTCCCTGAGGAGTTTCAACGATATCATTCTCGTTTTTGATTTCGTTTGTCATTTGTTATATCTCTCCTAATTTCTATAGAAATTTTGCGTAAAACTATTTATCTTTTTGTGAGTTTTTGCATAAAGTTTTCAAAAGCATTTGCTTCTGCTCTAGCATTTCTCTCTCTAGTTTCACGGTTAATTTGCTCTTGGATTTCAGATACTTCCTTTTCTTTAAGTAAACCATTGTCCCATATCCATTCTTTACCTTCCATTACGCCATTGACGAATGCTTGAGGTGCTGACGGATCTGCAACAATGTCGGCAGCGGTTGCTAAGTAAAAGTCTGATTTTACATAGTTTGTACCACCCTTATTCTCCAGAGAACCCATGCCTCTAGAAGAAACTCCTAGTTGTGCGCCTTCATCTATTAATGATTTGACGATTTTACCGTAAGGTGTATCAGTAATCTTTGCTTCACCAATATAGTTACCTTTGTTATCAGGTTCTAATCTAGTAATTAAGTGTGATACTCTTTCTAAATTTACAGTTGGTCCATCAGGATGTCCTAACTCACCAAATGCTCTCTTACGACTTATAAATTCTTTTCTATAACGATTTACTTCATTTTCAAGAACTTCTTGGGGATAGACACGACCATTTCTATTTTTGATGTTCGCTTGCATAAAGATACCACGTATGTAGTGTTTCTTCGCACCATCGCCCTTGTCCTCAACAATGTATTCGCAATCGTTGATTTCTTCTCTTATTAGTTTCATTTCTTCCCCTATTCGTTAATAATATTTATCTACCGTACCTCTAAAATCACAGTATAACTGTCATTTGATACGAAGTTGTGCGTAGAAAATAAAATATCTCCTGTTGGCGAACTAGCATTATTTGCTATCTGTATCGCCGGTGTTTGTAAATCAATCGTTCCTTGACCTGACAAGAACAATGCTGACGCATTAGTTGTGCCGTCAAAGAGGATTTCAACGGACCCTTTCGGATCCGTTGTGTTGATACTATAAATTACTCTTGCAATTTTAGTAGATGATGACGCATGATTTAATGCGCTTGCGTCTACTTTCGTTACAAGACTTTCTCCTGTGCCGTCTGAGAAGTTTGTAAACTTCATAACGGTTTTAGAACCAGATACGTCTGCTATAGTTTGTGATGTAACTGTATCAGCCATTATCTTGTTTGTCCTGAAGCGTCATAACCTTTTGATTTAGTTACTTCAATTATTATTGTACCTGTTACAGCACTACCGTTGTTAATTAATATATCACCTGTTACACCAGAACTTTCTGGATTTGTAATCAATGGTTGTTTACCATGATACCCATACTCGCCACTACCGTGTAGTGATATTGCGTGATCGTTTGAACTTGCGTCAAATAGTAATTGTATATCACTTGTTGCCGCTGTTGTGTTCCATTTAATACTTCTTATGTGTAGTGTTGGGTTAGAGGAATGTCCTCTTAATGTACTTGCGTCAACACATACAACATTTGAATTAGTAGCGTTATTGATCTCAAACATTCTTACTGTTCTAGTCGCACTATCTACTAAATTTCTTGCGTTTACTATTGCCATTTTTACTCTCCTTTATATGGTTAGACCTGTTTCTCTAGAGAAATAAGTTTCAATATCTTTTGGTTGTATTCTATGTTTCTTTGCAACATCTTTCAATATCTTAGGAAACATAGTTAATACTTTTTGTGGTGTTTTTGCCATCATAGCAAAAACATCATCTACGCCTTTTTTAACTCTAGGCGATAACTTCTTATAAGTCAAAGAACGTTTGTGTTCGTCTTTTTCTTTAATCGTCAATCTCAGTTGATTGAGTGTTATCATCTGCTTCTGCCTCTGCCTGTTTGTTTAAAAAAGTTCCTGCTAAGTCTTTTCTCTTAGTGTCTAATTCTACGCCAACTTTATCAGATAGAGCAGCCTTAAATTCTTTTTCTGCTTCTACTGTATCGCCTTTGTCTAATGCGTTAATTACATTTCTAGTATTTTCAATACTCATTAAAATCCTCCGTCATCATCTTTTTTTTCATTTGGATCTGGCAACTCGCCAGATGCTATTTCACTTTTAATTTTATCTTTCTCGTCTTCTAACTCTGCGTCAGTCATTTTAAGTATTCTTTTCATTACATAATCTTTAGAGTAAACATCTCCCATCATTCCGTTTTCTTTTACGTTACGATAGATTTCCATTCTTTCTTTAAACATTTCACTTTCTTTTATCTCTGCGAAATATCCGTCATTTACATAATGATACTTAATTGATTGACTTAATGAATTATCCCAATCCTCGACAGTTACAATACCTTTGAGAATAAGTTGTGTTTTGAGTAAGTCATGAAATAAAGTGTTAAATCTATTTCTCAATCTTGAAACAAACTTAGTGAACTTTAATTCGTCACGATTTATCTCAGTTGACCTACCTAACTGTAACCCACCTGCTGCTTCACTATCTAATCTAGAATAAGGTACATTCAATGATTGAAATAATTTCTTTTGAAAGTATTTGATATCATCTATCTCACCTAGATTTGAACCACCAGGTAGTGTAGTTATTTCAGTACCTCGACCGCCTTCACGTCTAGGTAACCAAAAATCTTCTAACATACTCATATATTTTCTGTCGTCTCTAATTTCACCAGTAGAGGCGTCATATACAAGTTTGTTTCTATATCTGTTCATTACATCTTTTAGATATTGTTCTGCCTTTATTTTAGGTAGATTACCTACATCAATGTAAAAAATTCTTCTTTCAGGTGCTCTTGATATACGATAGATAACAACACTATCCTCAATCATTCGCAACTGATTAACTGGTTTGATTGCCTTATGTAAATAAGACATTATCATATTTCTTTGTTGATCTACAAGACCACTAGGACAAAATGCGATAGCGTCTTTTGCTATTTTTAAACCCTGTGTTGCACTTGCACCAGGTTGTACACCTTTTTCGTTGTAGATAAAAAATTCTTCAAATTCTATTGCACCAGGTTTTTGCACACCGCCTTGCATTTCTTTTGGGGCAAACTCTGAACCAGGTTTTGATTTAGGTGCTCTTACTTTTTTAACTTTTCTAGGATCAATATATCTTAATTCTGTGATACCTTTTTTAGTATCTTTAGGATCAATAAGTTTGTGATATACGATACGACCATCTACATACCATCTACGAAATATGTCATGACCTTTTTGTTCGAACTCTAATAAATTTATTATGCTCTTAAACTCGTCTGCTATTCTTTTTTTAATTTGTGATGAAAAAGGTACATTATCTAATGATAGTTTTACTACCTCTTGTGTGTCATCAACGACAATTGACTCATTAATAATATCTTCAATCGCCATATCACACTCTGGGTGCATTGCGATTTCTCTATATCTTCTAATTAAATCAGCTTCGTTATTTACTTTTCCTTCAATATCAAGGTAGGTACCAAAGTGACCACCACCCATAATAGTTTGCGTGCCGTCATCTGACGTTGGCGCTGTAAACGACTGTGAGTTAGGTTTTTGTTCCTTACGTTTGATCTCGAAACCAAATATTTCTGCCACTACTTTTTACTCCTTTATACTATATAGGGGGTCTCGAAAGACCCCCATTTCAACATTACGTTGTAGTGTTACTTTCCCAATATTGGTATCTCCAAGTACAGGTAAATTGTTCTAACTCAGTCGCCGGAGCGTAAGTTAATTCAATTGCCTGTAAGTCTTTTGGGAACATACCTCTAAAGGTGTAAGATTTGATTGTGTTTCCGTTTCTATCTAAGTGATCTACGAAAGCGTCAACTTGATAATCTACTGGATTTACTAAACCTTCATTATCTGAATGATTGTTAATTCCGTTTGACCATCTTTCAATTGCATTTCTGATACTAAAGTCAGTATCGTTAATGATTGTAGTTGTCCACTCTGCAAATTCTCTATCACCCGCCATATAGATATTTCTACCTCTGAAAGGAATAGTGATTTCACCTATTGTTGACGCTGGAAGGTTAGTAGCAGTACACAAGAAAGCTAAACTTTCTGTTTCACCACCTACAGCAGCAAAACCTGGAAAAGGTAAAGTTACCTTAAACTGGTTTGCTCTTGCACCTCCGCCTTTGAGTTTCGATACGAAATCAGATATATTTGCCATTTTCTATCTCCTCTCTCTATGCGCCTGCAACTTCACTAAACGCTACGCCTGAACGTGTCGCAATGAAGTTGAGTTTGATGAAGTTGATTGAACGATTTGGTTTGACAAAAATGTCTGCAACAAATTCGTTTCTATCAATTACTTCACCTGTGTTATTAGTTTCGTCACAAACTACTGAGAAGTCTGTTATACCTCTTCTACCTTGTATATCTCTTAGGAAAGGTTCTACAAGATTTCTAAATTGTGCTCTTGTAAATTCATCATTGAACTCAAAGAGTTGAAATTTAGAAGCAGTAGAAATTGCTTTCTCCATAGTGATAAACAGTCTTCTAACATTTATTCTGTCAAAAGCACTAGGTTTTGTTTGTGCCGTCTTGTCTCCAAATAGAACAGTACCTTGACCAGGGAATGTTACAACTGGATTTACTCTTGCTTTGTAGAGTTCGTCTCGTTGTGTCTGGTTAGGATTGAACGCAAGTTTAACAGCGCCTCTAATTTGTCCTCTACTGAAACCAGCAGGTGAGAAGTGAGGATCTGCTACTGTGTCTGTTCTTGCACAAAGACCAGCAATGTCACCACATAATGGAACAAATCTATATACGTCATTGTATTTGTCGTATTGATATTTGTAACCACTATCGATAACAGCATAAGAACTTGATGGTAAACCATCAGCAAATGCTTTTACGTTTGCTGTTTGTGATATTGGATCTGATACATTTACTACGTCTGCTCTAGCAGGCGAGATAAATGCTACAACATCTTTTCTTGCTTCTGCAATGTCAATCACTTTAGTTGCATGTGTGTCGCCAGTTGCGTCTGCCGCTGTTGACCCACCACCTTGTGAAGGACCTGCGATTAAGAAGTTGATATCAACAGTCTCTACATCATTGAACTTATCATATGCAAGTGCCATTTCGCCTAAAGTTGGAGCGTTGTCGTCTGTTCCACCTGATAGACTTGCACTAAACACAGTTAAAGCAGCAGTGCCTTGGTTGTCAAAAGCTTGTGCAGCCTTAGTGGATGCATCTAACTTAGGTGACCCTGCGTTTGCTAAAGTTGATTCATGATCCATCCAGTAAATATACTGACTATCTCTGTACAGTACATCTACATAGAAGTTTGAATTACCTGAAGCGTCTTTTGCGTCTGAAGCTTGAGACAATCCTTCAAATGTTTCTAGAATTGAACCAGCAGTACCTGTGATACCACCATCTTCATCTATAACAGCAATGTGTAATTCATCTAGTGAAGCACCCGCTGCCGCTGCGTTATCAGTAGTTGTTGGTGCATTAGAAAAATTGAAATAATATTCCCAATGTCTTCTAACATGTGCATTATCTGCTACTGCATGTCTTAATCCGCCTGTTGAAGTTTTACCTGTTGCAGGATCAAATCTTGATATTGATAATACATGTGTTGCGATAGCAGTTACTTTATAGTAATTGCCTGATGGAGCAGCAGTAAAGTTACCACTTATATCTCCAAACTCTAATATGTCACCAACTTGTACACCTGTACCGTCATCAACTGTTATTGTAGTATCGCCAATAGCCGCACTTGCGTCATTGACCAAATTACTACCGCCTAG